CCAATTATACTTACCCATATGTCTCCTGTTCGTAGTACCACTGGAATGGATCCCCGTGGTAATCATACCCATATTCAAACTCTAACACCCTGAATAGGTGTCCCATCCAGTCATTCATTCCCTGGCACATCTCGTGGTGCCTTCTACATAACAGTATCATATTCCTTGGGGAGATGCATACATCTAATTCGTGCGTGGCAAAACGTCCTCTGGATAATATTTCATGAACATCGCGACCCGGGGCGCCACATAAGTAACACTTGCCGTGCTCTCTGGCTATGATGATTGGGTCATACTTCATTTTAAGCTCTGAAGTTACATCTCTTCTGTGTCCCATGTAGGTATTATACACTACATGCAGTGGTGTTCAAACCATTAGCAAAAGGTTCGCATACCTTTGAATTAATAATATGATTATCTTATAATAGGCATTAAGGTGTACACACCTTCACTCTGAATGTTACACTGTAACTATGAAAACAAGAACGGGCGTTTCGCTAACCAGGGTTGCAATTGACCTCCTTGCTATTATGTGCGAGCTGATGGGCGTTAGCCGATCGGCGGCAATTGAAATCATTGTAAGAGATTATGCTAGACGTAACAATATCTCTGCTAAAGGCAAATAATGATTCGTACATTCCGGTATAGGCTATACCCGCATGCCCGCCAATCCAAGAAGATGCATTATCTTCTCTGGCTTGCGAGAAATGTGTATAATTCAGCGCTTGAACAAAGGATCACAACTTATCAAGAAACAGGATTTGGGATTACTTGCTTCGAGCAATCAAAACACTTCGGGCGCCTAAGGCGAATAGATCCAGATGGTATTGGCCTCCTTAATTGTAATTGCATGGGATTAACATTGCGCCGCCTCGATAAAGCATATAAAGCATTTTTCCGTAGGGTAAAGTCTGGTGGTGCGCCGGGATTTCCTAGATTCAAAAGCAAAAAGCGCTGGAGGAGTATCGAGTTCACGCACGGAAATGGGTGCAAGCTCAAATTTGACGACGGCGGTCGGGCGCTTCTATATTTGCAGAACGTCGGTGAAGTTAAAATTAAGTATCATAGAGATATTCCGGATGGGAAAATCAAGCATGTAATTCTAAAGCGCTGGTTTGGCAAGTGGTATGTACTCTTCCAGGTTGATCTTCCCGAACCAGAGATCGTTGGCCGTGACGAGAATTCTGTTGGTATAGATATGGGCCTTCACAGCCTCCTCGCATTATCTGATGGTAAATTCGTCGAGAATCCGAGATGGCTTCGTGGATCTCTAAAAGAACTTAGGATAGCTCAGCGTAGAGTGTCGCGACGCAAAAGAGGGAGCGCTGGGCGGCGCCGGGCCAGATATCAAGTAGCGAAATTGCACGATCATATTTCTAACCAGCGGCGAGATTTCTGGCACAAAACTACCCGAGATCTCGTCAACACATATTCACTGATTGCGATAGAGGATCTTAATCTCAAATTCATGACTGTCAATCATCACCTTGCCCTCAGCGCGCACGACGCGGGCCTTGGTATATTCCGACAACTATTAGTGAGCAAAGCGGAAGAAGCTGGCTCATTAGTAGTGACAGTGAATCCCTACAACACTACGCAAATGTGCTCTGGATGCGGGGAGATTGTCAAGAAGGATTTGAGCGCTCGCACTCACAGCTGCCCCTATTGCGGCCTCGTGCTTGATCGTGACACAAATGCTGCAATCAACATAATTAACCTAGCAATCAAATCGGCTCGGACGGAGCCGCCAGGCGATAACGCAGATCATGGGATCAAGCGTAGCCCGGGAAGCCTCTTATTAAAATATGGGGAGTCGTCACCATGAAAGCCATTGCACGAAAGCCATTTACAGATAAACAGTCTTGTATAATCGAGCACATCATAGCCAGGGGTGGCGTAGTTGTCCCTCAAGAGTATGGCCTAATCGCAGACGCGTGTAATACTACTCAATCGTATGTATCGTCCATTGTAAATTCCACAGACGATACTGGAAAGCGTGTAAATACAGAGATAAATAGAAGACTGCAGTATTTACCAATCATAGACCGCGAGCGGCGCGTGGCTTATGCACAGAGGCTCTTGAATGATCAGCTCCAGCGCAGAACGGACTCCGGAGATGCGCTCACGGACTACGATCCAATGGAGATCCTAGATTATATTCGTAAAGAGACTACGCAGAAAACAACCAACGTAGACCAGCGCACGCAAACAGTGAATGTATTTGACTTCTCTGGTTACGACGACGAAAAGCTACGCCTAACTATATCTAAAATACAAGATGCGATTGATAATGGCGGAGACATATCAGGGTTAATCGGGGAGGGATTTATAGATGCAGAAACAGTCAGAGAGCTCCCAGTTGCTGATTCTTCAGCAGATGCTGAATGACGCGCAATCAGAGAGTCTAGACAGAATTAAGGAACAATCTCTCACCAAACCCACAACCGACGACGAGCTATATGCTTGGATTCGTGACGTTCTGGGATTCAAGATTGCCAGACACCCAACAGACCCCACACACCAGTCGCCATTCCAATTCATAGCTGATGCATTTTTTGATCGCTATCCAACTCTCTTAGCGCAGGGGCCGCGCGGTGGCGGCAAGACGCTCAACTACGCCATCTTCGAGTTGGCCACAATGATATTCAAGCCTGGTATTTGGATCGTGTCTGTTGCGGGCAGTGAGGGGCAGGCCAAAGACGGCTACAAGTACCTCAGCGGCAATGCAGAGAAGGACGGAGTTCAAGGGTTAATCTTCTCTAGCTACTTCAAGCACTTTGTGTCCCAGGAACCCCGCGTTACACAGACAGTACTCAACAACAAATCTCGTATTGAAATCCGTACTGGCGGCTCAGAGAAATCAGTGTCAGGCCCTCACCCGCAAGTGCTGATTGTAGATGAGTTGGACCATATCGATCCAAAGCCGTTGAGCACAGCTATGGGTATGGCCCAAAGCACAGACAAATATCCATCCATCACGATGATGGCCTCCTCGCAGTACCACTCCACAGGAACGATGCAGATCCTTCTAAACTCTGCAGAGAAGCGCAATATTAAGGTGTATAAGTTTGACCTCTTTGATATTATGGAGAGCTGTGGCCGGCACTACCCAGATCAATGTGAGGGATGCCCTCTCTTTGATTGGACAAACCCATACACAAACAAGCGCGAAGAGATGTGCAAGGGGCGCGGGGAGCGCTCAGACGGTCACTACAAATACAGAGATGCCCTTAAGAAGTACCATGAGGTTCTTAGTGTAGAATCATTTGCCCTCCAGTACCTATTGCTGTCTGGTGGCGCACACGGTATGGCGTACTCACAGTATGGCTCATACAACCAGAAGGAGTTTGACTTTAGCGAATACTCTCGCAAGGATCTTGAAAGATGGCGCGCGTTTGCCGGCATAGACCAAAGAGGGCGGGGCCGCATCGTTGTGATTCTAGAGTCTCCGGACTTGCTAGAGAATGATAAGCATCTTAGATGGGCCGTGGCAGAATGGGCGAGTGATAACAACACGCCAAGCAAGCTTATAGCTGCATGCAAGAAGATCAAACAGCAGGTACTCGACGAATTCGGTGTCCCAATATCCGCCTTCTGGTCAGAGGGCGCCGCAGGAGATCTAATAAAGGATTTCCCAAACCATATGAATGCAAGAGCGATACCAAAGGACACGCGCAACATAGCATATGGAGTTGGAATGGTACGAGATATGTTCATTGATAATATGGATGTAGTCTCTCTAAAAATTGATACAAAGAGATGCCCAAGGCTGCATCAGGCCATTGACGAGAAATACAAATGCAAGAAGCTCCCAGACGGAAACTTCGACCGTGATGCGTTTGGCAAAGAGGGCAGTGACTTCGCGGATGCGCTTAGGTACGCATGCGTTGGGGGATCCAATTACAGAGCCGGCATACCAATGCAAGGAACAGAAATCGATGACGACAGTGTAAATCGTAACTCAAGAATGAAAAGCGCAATTAGCAGTCTCTCAAATAGAATTGGCGGGCGGTGGTCACCATACTGATTGCTGCAAGGTTTGATTTGGTTTGTGGTAGTTGTAGAATAGTTATAGCGTAGATCAACACGGAGATATCAAAATGGGATTAGTACTATCGGCAGAATTTATTAGCGGAATCTTCGGGTTCATTCTCTCGTTCCTTGTAGAGAAGGTTCCTGGCGTACGAGAGTGGTGGGCCGCAACTGAATGGAAAGAGGTCGCGGTTGCCGTATCAGGTCTTGTACTTGTGGGTGTTCTGGTTGGGCTATATTTCGCCGGCGCGCCAGTGGAAGGCATCCAAGAACCATTTATTTGGAATGGCCTAATTCAGTGCTTCATGGTTTGGGGCTCATTCGTAGTAATGTCGCAATCTGCGTACTTGCTACAGAAGGACAACTTAGGGCGCAGGGTTGTAGAAAATTCTACAGCTACGTTTCGTATAGTAGAGTCTGATGGTTAAATATGCAGAAATTGGTGTCCCGGGACTTTTGGAGTACAACGGGAATATTACAGAGTCGTGGGTTACAGACTTACGCACAAGCACGCGGAAAGTCAAGGTGTTTGACGAGATTAGTCGCCTTGATCCCGTGGGCAGTGCTATGTTGGGGACCACGAAGATGTTTCTTCAGGGCTCAAGTATTCACGTCAAGCCCGGCGGAGACACATCTGCAGACCAGGATAAAGCAGACTTCCTCGAGCGCAATCTAAACAATATGTCAAAGTCATTCGGGGATGTATTGGGTGATATCGTGTACTTCTTGGTATACGGATGGATGGATGTAGAGATTGTCTACAAGAAGGGAGACGAAGGCGGCGTAGAGTGGCGCAAATGGGCTCCTAGACATCCCGTAACCCTAGACCACTGGGAATTCGATGATGCCGGCGGCCTCGCGGGAATGTGGCAGAACTGGCAAGGCACTAGCGTTTTTATTCCTATTGAGAAGATGTTGCACTTCACAACCACAGGGGCCGGCAAGGGTAATGTTGAGGGCGTCAGCTGCTTTGAGGGCGCGTATACTAGCTGGTTCTATGTAAAGAACCTCTCTATTCTTGAGGCGGTTGTATGCGAGCGACTATCGGGTACTCCGACAGTTAAGCTCCCAGAAAGCGCAGACACAAGCCCAGACAGCGATGACTCCAAGGCCGCAAAGCGTATCGCCAGAAATATTAAGCTCGGCGACGACATGGGCTTGGTACTTCCATTTGAATGGGACTTTGAATACAACATGCCGACCAATGGGCCAGCTGTTGATATTGCATCGGTGATTTCAAGACACCAGCAGGATGAAGCCAGAACAATGATGATGGACTTCATTATGATTGGCGGAGAGGGTGGATCATATGCAATGATTAAGGATAAGTCATCTTTGTATATTATCTCACTGAATACATTCTTGGACAAGATTGCGGCGGTCATCAATAGACACGCGGTCCCAAGACTATTTGAACTCAACGCGTTCGCTGAAACAGAAGAATTGCCAGAGGTTTACTTCGATAAGATCTCCAAGATCGATATTGGAGACTTCGCTACAATGATAGGCTCGTTGTTTAATGCGGGCGCGCTCACTTACGATCTCGACACCGAGAACCAGGTGAGAAGAATCGTTGGCATGGATCAAATTGACGTTCCGGGACTACTACTAAAGCCAAACCTGCCTGCTCAAGAGGGCGGGCCAGATACACCACCAGAGGGCAAGGAGGCCGGTGACGCAAAGATACCAGCCGGCCAGGCTAAGAAGGAGGCTCCTGCTAAGGAAGAAAAGAAACCTGCAGACAAGGCTAAACTGTCTGAGTTTGCCAATCTGGCGTCTTCATCATCTGCTAATGCCTTCACATCCGCAGCGGCACAAGAACTCATGCGCATCTACGAAAGAGAGATGGGGGCGTTACCAGAAGATATTGCCGGTCGAGACGAAGACGAATGGGCAGATCTCATCGACGTATATATGGACAGATTCCTAGATGAGGTAAAGGGATCCGTTGCGGAGAGCATGATCGCCGCATGGGTTTCGTTTGTTGGAGACAGGCCTCCTCTAGAAGGATACAAGGTGATCGCAGACGAGTTGCTATATCAGGCACGGTTCTTGGATAAGAACCTGCGACGTGATATATCTATGGCAATCACAAATGCACTCCATGAACTATCTGGACAATCACTTGATATTATCTCTACCGCAATTAGCGGAGTGCTTGGATCATTTATATATCGCTTAAAGATGTATGCCAACTCAAGCTACAAAATCTTTGGGAACCACGCCGCATCGTGGCGCGCAAAGAAAATGATTGACAAGCTGTATATATCCAATCGCGTAGAGATGGACTGGGAAAATGGTAGATTGACAGGCGATGGCATTTTAGCTAGGAACATTAGTGCAAATGACGAGCGCGTATGCCAGGAGTGTAGGAGCTTAGATGAACTTGGATGGACAGACCCAACCAACATTAAGCCTATCGGACAACGGATGTGTCAAGGAAACGACAGATGCTACATTGTATACAAGTACCACGGAAGAAACTTCTAGGCACGAAAACAATTTGCAGATTGTTGGATTATTATTCCTTACATCGTTGGGTGTAGCACTGAAATGGTTGATGCTCGTGTTGGCATAGAAATAAATGGAACAGTATGTAACGTGCTCGCCTCTGCACACCGATACTTCGGTGAGCCGAGACAGCCAGAGGCATATAGTCTCGTAGAGATGTACCCGACTGTTTCAGATGATGACATCTTGTGGTGGCAGAACAACAAGCGTGTATATGAAAACATTCTGCCTGTTGAGGGCGCCATAGAGGGACTCTATTATCTTATAAACGCCTTTGACGTTATCATTATTACAGAGCGGCCGCCAGAATTTCTAAACACCACATGTGGGTGGCTGCGTAGTTACGGAGTTGGTGACATACCAGTTGTTTGCACGCCAAACAAAATCGCTGAAATTGTACGTCTAGATCTTGATGTCTTTATTGAATCAAACGCAGACTGCGCTCGCGAGATGTCGAGGTCGTGCACAACTTTTATTGTAGACAGACCATATAATAGATTTGGTAGTGGGGAAGCCGTCAGAATCAATGGGCTGCTTCAATTGCGTACTATGGAGGATATATGGACAACATAGAAATCTCAGCTGACGTTATCGTTAGATACCTATCGCTCATCCGTTACTTAGAGGCGGCCACCGGGTATGGAACGTTCGTTTTGACAGTTCACGGCAAGCGTCCAGTAAAGATAGCAAAACTTCAGCGACAAATTGTGTTGGAAAATTACACGAAGCTGCCTTAAGGTTGCACGTGGATTATTCTATTGTTAGAATCGTATCAAAGGTAATGAGATATGAATGATGAATTTCAATTCCTGATTCCGTTTAGCGAAAATACATTGGATGACGGCTGGCGCCTGTACTTCCCGTTTAGAGAAGTGCACCACACGGGTTTAGTCAAAGACTTCACCCGCGCGGATGGCGAGGAGATGGTTTCGCACTTCAAGACACCAACTCCCGACTACAAGCTGCCTGTTAACGAGCGTCACGACGATAGCGCTGGAATTTACGGCTTTATTGGAGACATGCGCGTTGCAGAACACGGCGTGGAGTGGTTACCAGATTGGCGCGACGGCGCTGTTAAGGCCCTGCGAGATAAGGGTTATTTATATGCATCTCCAGAAGTAGTCTTCTTTGATTATAAGTCCGTCGGAGGAGATGTATTGAACAATGTGGCATTGGGTATGGCTATTACGCCACGACCACGCCTTGGCGGAGCAACATTGGTGTTTGAAGATGGTAATTGGGTAGAACCAAAAGAAAATCCGGAGGCAAGGATGGATAAGGATGAGAAGACCGCCCTGAGTGAAGATGAAGTGAGAGATATTGCTGAGAAAGCCGCAACGTCAAAGTTTGGCGAGTGGATCCTTAGCCTCTTGAGCGGAAAGCGAGACCAGGGGATCGACAATAGCGCGGGCGATGGCGACGACGAAGGCGATGGGGCCGATGAGGCCGCGCAGAAGTTTGCTGAGGACCTGCAGGCTAAAGATGCCGAGATCGTATTGCTTAATGAGTCGATCGGAGAGAAGGACAAGGAAATTGCAGAGTACACGGACGAAATAGCAAAGCGCGCATCAGAGCAGGCTCTGGCAGAGCGCGAGCTTAAGCTGGTACAGTTCTCAGAATTGGCAAGTGAAATTGCCGGGCTACCAGAAGATCCGAGTGAGTTTGCAGAGGTTCTGATTTGGCTTGAGGACAAAGACGACAGCGAGGACAAGGTTAACTTCAATCGCGTTGTAACAATTCTAAAGACACTTGGGAACAGGGAGGCCATGGCGGCACTATTCGCCGAGAATGGCAACGAAGGTCGCGGAGAGTCCGATGACGGGAAGATCGAGCGGCTGGTTAAGGAAAAGGTTGCTACGGGAATGACAAAGGGCGAGGCGTACACAGCCGTATTCGGCGAGAACCCCGAGCTCTACACAGAGTATGACCGTAACAACACAAAGAATGTTTCAACTATCGACACGATAGAAGAGGTATAACAGATGGCAAAGCAATATGTTGGACTAGATGCACCCTTCAAGGCGCACGATGACATGTCTGACGCTCAGTACTACTTCGTGACTCTGACAGCAGTAGCAGATACTGTTGACGTTTGTAGCGCAATCACAGATCCAATATGTGGCGTTGCGCAGCACGGCGGAACTACAGGCGCTGGCGTTTCGGTGCGTTTTCTTGGGCACACAAAGATTACATTGGGTGAAACAGTGGGTGCAGACGACTTGGTCGGAACTGACAACACGGGCCGCGCGATAATAATTACCGCCGGCACCGACACAACAGTATACATTGCCGGCAAGTGCACCAAGGGCGGCGATGTAAACGAAGTCGGTGAGATGATTCTAATTCCTGCCGGGCGCGCAGCGTAAGGGGGATAAAACATGCCTATTTATATGCCAGCAGCAGCTGATGTTCATGTTAACAAGATGCTTACAAATATCTTGGTTGGTTACACGAACCTCGAGTACATAGCAGATCAGATTTTTCCAGTTGTGCCGGTCGACAAGCAGACGGACATCAT